TTTAATACCAGTTAGCATTCTGGTTGATACGCTAACTCCAGATTCCATAGCGCCTATAGTTGATACATAGTCGGTCAATACTCCAGAATTACCAACGAAATTTATGTTCCCAACTCCAGCCAATCTACCATTTATGCTAGAAGGATTAGCATCAAGAATATTTTTGCGTCCAACGAATGTATTTCCATTATCAAAGAATACGCCGTGGCAATTTTGGTCATGACTAACAATTCTATTTGTTTTAAGATAAACACTAGAATCTAAAACAATACTAATATTACTAGACCATGCTGATGTGGCGTATCCGTTGCTGTCACACGGTATATTATTATCTGATGGTGGAGCAAATATAAAGTTATAATCTCTCCTATATCCGATACCGCTAGTACTTGCAACTATACCAGCGCCGCTCATTTCTTCGTCTGTTAAGAGTGGACATGAATATACTAAATTAGATTGATAAGCATAATCATATAGCGAATTTGCGCCGCCGCCATCAATAACCGTTACTGTTCCGCTAGAAGCTAAATGAATAGTTTTACAAAAATATTCACAGTGTTCATAAGCATTGAATCTATTAAATGTGGCTATTCCAGACACAGTGATGTTATCAAAGTATCCATGCTTCCAACTACTACTTTGATTACCAAGTGTGCATAGTGGACTATCTGGTATGAGGTTTATATTAGTAGCTATATCTGTGTTATTTCTTGTTAGATATAAACCGCTACCAAAGTTTACGCTATTAGAATATAGGATATTCCAGATATAATCTGCTGATCCAATATTATGGGCCGAACCAGACGATGGAGTAATATTACCACCAACCTGTAGCGTTCCGCTAGAATCTAAATTAGTAACATTAATACCAAATTGGTTTAATTCTAGATCACCATATACTAATGGGGTTAATCCAGATCCAAGTGGATTATTGCAAATATATTCGCCATCAACAGGATGAGAAGCAATGAATAATTTATTACACGTTGAACGATCTGCATAATATCCAGCTGCATGTCCAATAGCGATATTAAAGTTACCAACCTTATTATTACTTAGTACATAGTTGCCAAGCCCAACATTCGCAAATCCAGTACTATTACCACCAAGTGCGCTGTAACCAATGGCGGCATTATCATTACCATAAACATTGCAAGATAAAGCATTCGATCCTACAGCTGTATTTCTGGCAGTTTGATAACTAGCCTTAAGGGCAGAATATCCAAAAGCAGAATTATCAACACTAGTATAATTATTTAGATTTAAATTTTCTAGCGTTAAATCGCCAGCTTTAGTATTTCTAGTAGCTGGTGTTGCAAAATTAAGAGAATTTACATTCTGTTCATTTAGTAATAGATGTACAGAATCTATGATATCCAACAAGTTATGGCGAATATCGTGTGGTGATATTTGGCCAGTTGAGTTGTCGGATATTTCATTAAGGATATTTTCAACAAGTTTTAGCTTGCTTAAAATCATGCTACTTTAAACTTATTTCTAGAGAGTTAATATCAAACTTGATATTATCACCAGTGTAGATATACCGAGGATTTTCTAACTTAGCATACATTAATAAATTACCAGAAGCATGATTTGCTGTATCCACAATGGCTATACCAGAAACCCATCCCCAATCTGTTAGAGCGGTATCGAATACTATTTGTGATGCATTTTTAATAAATCCATTACCATCATATTTGACATAGCCTGGATCTGTAGCTACTCCAGACTGTTGTAGGTTTGTGGGCGCATAAAATGTAACGTTGGGGAATTCTGTGAATCTATACGATTGAGTAAATCCAGTAGATGCTGCTAAAGCAGTAGTTTGATTTAAGTATAATGGATAAAAATATCCACTCATGCCAACAGTATTTCCAGAACTACTTGTGCCATATACTGAAAAAGTGGTTGTATCATCAACACCAACAGAATTCCAAACAGTGTTACCATTAGTAGATGGATCACCTAAATTTACTCTTTTATAATTCGTGCTAACAAAATTTGCACCCTTGCTTACTCCAGACGGTAACTCTGGAATAGTAGAGCCAGTATTAGAATCTAAAGGTACTCCGCTAGTTAAAGCGATTGCAATTGTGGAGGGTTTAGCAAATGCTGCATTTCTAAAGATATGGTTAAGTAAACCCGACTCCAAATAATCCGATAATGCTGCCATATTTTTCTCCTAATTAGAGTCGTTATAGACTTTTCTAATGTTATATACACGAAAAAAGCCACCCCCAAGCAAATGAGGGTGGCTTAATTTCAGAAACTAAATGTTCTTAGATCAGAATGAGCCAAGAATGACTCTACGATTATCAAGAACACCGAAACCAAGTTCAGCCCATCCATAATAGCCAGCGCGCTGCTGACGATGTAAGGTGGGATCTTCGAATACTTGGAGTTGCTCTTTCATGGGCATTACGAAGCTATCACTGGTTGATTGGTCAAGGCCAACAACTAGTTCAAGATCGCTAGCTTGAACAGCACCACCTAGATCGTTCACGAAGAAGTTCTGATACTCTTGGCCTTCGCCAAGTTCATCAAGATCATGAAGATTAACACCAAAGATTCTTGTGATGGGAGCGCCACCTTCAGAAGCGGTGTAAATTTCACGACGAGTTACTTCGTCAACTTGATCTAAGCCCCAATTACGAACATCCTCTAGGGCTTCTGGGCTAACATACATGTCGGTTAAACGGCCACGACCGACAGAGGCGCTATTACCACCAGAATTACGACGCATAACGGTCTGCATAAGAGAAACGAGTCTCTTGCTGAATAGACCGGCTGTAGCATCAGCGTCATAAACTAGAATGTTACGATCAACGCCAGCAGCAAGAAGTGTGTGCCAGCCGTCATCGTTCATCTTCTTGGTAAAACCAGCTTCCATGACTTGCATGGCACGACCAACGATATCCCATCTGGCTTCGCGGGCATAGCGAAGTAGATAGTCAACCGAAGATGTGATGCTGTATGTTGGAATCATCACATAGTCGCCTTCGACTGATCTTTCTGGAATTCTACCGTGACCGGGATTGGTGTAAGCAACATGCTCACCTTCAAGGCCGGGTGAAACTAGATCAAGAGGATACTCGGTTGTTGCGCCGGGTTCGACGTTGATGGTTTCGAAGATAGAACCAAGAATATTACCGACTAGAACACCCTTACGTAAGGGAAGCTCTAGAGCCTTTGCAAACTCACGTTGAGCAGCAGCAGCTACATTGATATCGGCATCCCCTGACTTACGTAGGAGAGCGATAAACTCATCGCTAGGTCTTTTATTATTTGGCATGTTTGATTCTCCTTTGTTTAATTTATTATCAGGGGAGGTTAACTTCTACTTTGGCATAACCGTCTTCATCCTTGCCGGATAAGAAACGGCCAACCTGTAGAACACCAGAACTACCTGGGCTATCAGCACGAAGATTTCCAGCCGTTACATGGCAAGCATAAGCTGGATCGCCAGCGTTAATGTTACCAGTAAGACTATTTGTTACAACGTAGCCCTTGCGGAGTACTGTAACCTTACCACCCTTTTGTACTTCGTCCTTGTGTTGATTAAGATGAGTACGGGTTAGATCCTTATTTACAACGTCGTTTAGTAGGATACCTACTGGGCGACTAGCCGAAGTAACTTGAGCATACTTCACAAGGTTAACACCCTGATCCATAGCGGCTCCCGAACCGGCTGTATCATGTACAACAACGCCACCGCGAGTAGCAGCACCTTCGTTGTAGAAGAAACTGATATCAGTTTGAAGCTCGTATCTATCTGTTTTTAGGGCCATAGTTTTTCTCCTTGTTAAATCACTTACGTAGAACGTTTTCTGTTAGCCACTCTGCCACACTAGCTCTTGTGGCCTCTAATTCATCATTTACATCAGAAGCATCTACAAGAGTGGCTTCTGTTGATTTGACTTCTTCGAAGAGTTCTGGGGTAACTTCAGTAGCTTCTGTTGTAGTTGCTGTAGCAGCTTCTGATGCCATTTCCTTCTTCTCTTCCTTCATCATCTTGTCCTTCATAGCGCCCCACTTCTTTTTCATAGCAGCGACTACGGCTTCAAAAGCCTCATCGCCCAAGGCGTCATAGAAAGCAAGTGATTCTTCAGCTTCTGCGTCTTCAAAACCAGCCATGACTAGTTTTTCTTTACGCATACGATCTTTTTCTTTCTTTTGCATATCCTTAACGGCAACTGAAAGTTCAGTTAGCTCTTTTTCTTTGCTGGCTAGAGTTTCTTCTAGTGAAGCAATCTTCTCTTCTGAAGTTTTTAGAGCTAAATCTTTTTCAGCTAGACTTGTTTCTAGCACCGAAACTTTTTCAGCAAACTCTTTGTTTACTGTTTCTATTTCAGCCTTAACAGTCTTATTTTCCTCTTGTGAAGTAGCTAACTCAACTTGTAGATCGGCTAGCTGCTTCTCTAAGTTAGTATCTGACATATTAATATCTCCTTTAGAAACGAATGAAATACTATACTCGTCTTTGTTGACAGAGAAAGCTTTGCTAGAATCAAGAATAATACTTCTTGGATTGGCTGGCCTAGAAACTAAACCCTTACCAGAAAAAGAAATATCTCTTAATGATCTACCAATTTTATAGCCTTCGTACTCTCCTGTACCACCGTATGCTCTCAAGTGCTTGGTTAAAAACGCTGACTCTTCGCTACGTGTGACTAATCTGGCACTACCATTTTTATCTATAACAGCATAATCAAAGCCAGCAAATAAACATTCCATAGAAACGAACCATTTGCCTTCTTCGATTTCGGATATAATTTTTTGCATCCTCTCTCTGTTATCTGGACTGGTCCAACTGTTGTATAGTACGGCTTCAGTAATAATATCGAATTCTTGTGGTGCTGTTCCGTCTTTTGCTACAATCTTATTACCATTTCTGTCTACAACATAACTACCAGTAATGTGTCCAATTATATCATTTTCATTATGCATGAAGTTGAATTGTTTATCTTCGGGCGTATTTCTAGCAGCCCAAGTTTGCTCTGGCTCAAATACGTCATCATTCTTGTTCCAACCAGTAGACACTAGTATAGATTTAATATAATATAAATCTATTTGATTGGGATTGCTGGAAGCTTTGATCTTGTTGATAACGTCTAAATTCCATGAACCAGTTTCAGAATCTGTAGCCAAAACAGCTGGCGCACAATATGCAACGCTGGCTTGTGCCTTAATAGATTCTGATAGTCCGTCTAGAATTTCTTGCTGATATATTTTCATTTAAAAGTTGCCTTATAGTGTCTCAAATTAATATACACAAAAATACTTTAACTTTTAAAAAAGGCGTTGTGTTCTACATATAATCCTAAAACATTTCTACGATATTTTTCAACACTCATGGAATCCAAATTAATATTATTATTATTTAATAAGTCTATAAACTCTTTTGGGGTTTGCTTCTTATCTTTGAGGATGCTATAGATGGTGCTTGCATCAGCTTTAGATAAAAGCTCTAAATTAGTTAATACATCTAATTTTAATTGTTCTAGGTTATTGAACTCAGCTTTAGTTAATTGTCTTAAATTTTTTTTATTATTTTGATTAAGAAAGGCGTCATTTAAAATAGAGGATATTGTGTCCCAAGACTCTTCTGCCCAAACCATGAGTTCTGCAACTCCGGGTTTAGATTTTGGTTTAGCGATTCTTTGTTTTCTAGGATTTTGATCCTGTTTCATTGCTGGTCTACCATTTGAGTTTGGAGCTTTTGGAGATGGAGAAGAGCCACCGCCTGGAGTAGAAGGCGCTTTAGGTTGCATTAATAAATCTTTAGGTACGCTAGTCTTAATGCCAACATCTTGTGGTAAGACCTGTCCACTTTGTAGTGCGATTTTTTCAAGATTTTCTTTATGCTGCGGAGTATGATATGGCCCAGCCTTCTTGGGGTTTTTATCATCATTCCTATCTTCTACTTCTCTTTGTAGTCTAATATGTTCGATCTGCGGAATTTCTTTAAATCTTTGAAGTAGAGTTTCTTGACTAATAATATCTCTATCAGCTAATTGAATAAGTAGATTTTTTTCAGATGCTTCGTCAGATAAACTCATTTGATCAAATTTAATATGAGCCTTATGTCTAAAACCCATAGCCTTTCTAACAATCTCTATTTCCTTTTCCCAAAACTTAACTAATAAATCTCTTCCGTACTGAAGTCTTTCTACTAGAGTTTTAAGTGAGATGAAGTTATTCGTAAAGCCGCCGCCGTTGGTAGCCATGCCAGTAAGTGTTGGAGGAACGCCTAGTCCAGCATAAATGCTATTTAAAACTGCTGTATACTTTTCTGATCCTAAGAATTTATAAACTTCACTACTTGACTCTTTAAATGTTAATTCTGGACCCCAAACTAGCTCCATCGTTCCGCCACCAACATTGCTAGCTAAAATATCTCTTAATTTATTAATAGCGGCTTTATTTGGTAAAATCTTATGTTCTAGACTACCAAGAGTCCATAGTCTTATATTAGAGATTGCACCATCTAATGCTGACATATCAGCAAGGCGCATTTTTTCTAACATAATAATGTCATCAAGAATAGCATAAAGCATTGGATTGGCCCATATCTGCCAATCATCTTTTTTATAGTAAAAAACATTAAGCCGATCAGTGTCTAGCTGAACTTGCTTTTGACCGCTTTTAAGAGCTTGTTTGATATTATCTGGTAATGTATTCAGCACATCGTTTGGAACATCCCCATCCGTGAATCTATCAAAGAATGTACCAAGATTAATGGTGTATGACGGTGAGCCTAAGAATATTGATAATTGTCCATCTTTATGATTAACATTTAATGGATTAAAGAAATTGTACCGCCAGGGTATTTCTTTTTGTGAAATGTTAGGAACTTCAACCTTAATATCAGCAGCTAGAGACTTCATATATTTCTCTAACTGTGGAGTAACTTTGGCATAACTGCGATAAGTTATCACATTGCCAGTTTTATAGAGATTATTTAAAAATCTTTCTGATCTTTCTTTACCGTTGACATTTCTGAACCACTGTTGATAGAAACGTTCAACGCTTTTGTTTTGATGTATAATTTCTATACCTTGACTACCAAAATCACCCATCAAATCTATAATATTTCTAATAATACCAACTTTATCATATGCGTCCATGCACATCTTAATGATTTTACGTTGCTGACTTGGTACAGCTTCATTCGGTCTAAAACTATAGTAATCAGAAGGACCAAATTGTGGTCGTACAGAGCGATTAGGTTCAATATCTATAAAATTACGATAAGTAGAACCTTGAGATTTTGGTAGACCGCTATAAGAATTTATATTGTTAGAAAGCTGCGACATTGCTTGAGCTTTACTTGGTAGATTATCATCTGACCACGTTATCATATCGCTAAATTCATCGCTCATATTTACATTTACCTCAATTGGATTGTAATTGGATTGCGTAATAATTAATACACATCTTTCATCTGTTCAGTGAACCAGCTGGGTCCGTTGTAAAGTTTGGCATTTTCGCTTTTAGATATGTGTCCACCGGTAGCAAATCCGCCATAAAAGTTATAAGCCTCCTGCTCTGGTGTTCTTTGTAATACTCTTGCTGCCATATTTGCCATTAGTAGGGCAGAGTAGCGGTCTTTTCTCATTTTACTTTTCTTGCCTGTGCCAACAATTAATTCTGGAGTGTCCCATCTGTCTCTGCCGCCATTTGTTTGTGTCATCTGTATCATGGCCAATTCATCTTTTAGTTCTTCTATTTCCATAACGCATTCTTCTAGTGTATCATACATTCTATGTTTAATAGAATCTTCTACATTAGAGAGACTAATAGAAATAGCATCAAAGAATGGAAATAGTAGAACTTTGTCCTCAAAGTCCTTTCTCATGCCGTGATTAGCTTCTGATAGCCATTCGTATCTAGCAAATTGACACGGTTCTATAATATGTAGTCCTCTTTCGCCGTCTGTATCTTTAGGTTTATCATCATCTATTATTGGCCATATTGGTAATTCACCATCTTTTAACTTATCGTTATCGTGTAATGATTCAATAACGGCAATACCGCCACCTTGAGCATCAATAGATATGTGAATACATGGATACAGCACCATTAAATCTCTAATTTTTCTAGCGCAATAAGAATAAAAGTCTGTTTCTGTGGAATATCCCTTTTTAATTAATTCTTTATGTTCTGATCTTGTTGTTGTCCAGCAGTGTACTATTCTTCTATGATCTGGATTAACTTCTAATACAACAATACTAAAATTATCTACTTCTGATGCTGGATCAACTCCAAAAATATATTTTTTATGTGGATCGCCCATTAAAGACGCGGAAAATTCTATAATATTTCCTTTACTATCTTTAATAGGATTATCATTCTTGATAACGCATGACTCTATAAGAGAGCGCTTGAAAAAGCCTTGACTGTCTCTAGTAAAACATGCTCCATACTCCATTTGATAAATACCAGCATGAACCGTGGCTTTTGATCTAGCAACCTGATCAGCATCCATAAATCCCGGAGGTAGTAATTCATATGGCATTCTTATAATAGAATATTGCGTCCAATCAAAATTCTCTGGCGGATCTTCACCATTAAAAATTTCTTTTAGTTTGTTGTGAGAGCCTCTACTCTTTATTATGGCTTTCCATTTCTTCCAGTATGTAGCAAAGTGATTAAAGTCATAATACGCTGTTCCAGATAGGATAATTTGATTGTCTTTTTGATCTTTGGGAGCATCTTCTGCTATAATTTCTACACCAAGGTCTTTTGCTTTTTTTTGCGCGGCTAATCGCTTAACATTTGCTACCGGATCAGCGCTAACAGCGGCAAAACCAGCCACCACGTTTTCAAAAATATCTCTTGGTATAGACGCGAATTCGTCAGCAATAATATCGTTAGCGCGTTGACCTCTAATCTTTTGACCGTCGCCAAGAGGTAGGCACGTTATAACACTGTCGTTTATTCTCATAACGCATCGATCTGTATCTCTGCGTGGGCCACTATCTGAGTCACATATGTCTCTTAACATTGGAGAATTGCGCCATATCGTTTCCATATATTCGAAAACAACTTTAGACTGTCTAAATGCCGCGCCAACAATAACAATTTTGCGCCTAGGATACATTAATGCTCTAAGCATAGAATAGATAGCTAATTTAAAAGATTTACCAAATCCTCGACTAGCAATAAGCATAGGGAATTTTCTTTCCCATAGTTCTTTAATAATCAATCCCTGAGACGGTAATAGCTGAATATTTAATATATGTTGAGCAAAAAATGAAAGATATTCTGGCCTACTCATAAGCCAAGCTAACCTAAGATGAAAATCTTCATCAGAAGGTCTAATAATACACATAGGATTAAATACATCAGCATCTAATGTATCTAGTCCAAGCCAAGCTTCGTCTATATGCTTAAGTTTATTTTTCATTCAGTAAAATGCCAATTATTTAGAACAGCGTCGGCAAAACCATAGTATACGGCTTCTTCGGCACTTAAATACCAATCTCCAGACTTGAGTTTTCTTATCAAATATTGTTTAACCTGTTTTTCGCTTGGTTTTTTACCAAATTTTTCCGCAAAGAATTTGCCTTCAACACATCTACTAGCGTAAACATTAAACATAGTATCTGCGGTTCTTTCTTCGTAACGAGCCTGATTCATGGCGCTTAAATAGTCAGTATTAATATCTGATGATCCATAATGACACATAAAATGTGAACTTGGAGTCATATATCTATAGTCTGCTGCTTGCATAAAGATACTGCTCATAGATTCAGCCTGACCATATATAATCATTGTAACATAAGATCTACACATCTTAATAGCATCATAAATTGCCATACCATCGGACCATTCCCCACCAATGCTGTGGCAATGAATAGTTATATTTGCATTCGCCCTCATGTCCAATGCTCTTAAATTCTTAATAAAAGTGTTGGACATTCTATATTCTACGCCAGGATTTTGATTATCTTCAGAATGGTAGTGATTATGGAGAAATATTTCTCTTGTTGTAATATTAGCACCATATTCATGGAAATCTTTCAGAAGTTCTGGTTCAGCCATTACTCTTTTCTCCCTATGGTGTACATTTCATTTATTCTTTTTAAGATACTGCTAACCATAATAAAAGCATTATATTTATTTTCACAAAATAATACGTGTAAATTATTGTATAATTCAAATTCACACAAGCATTTTAACATATACTTACCAGTAATCTTTACTGATGCTTTATTTTTTATTGGTATTCTAGTTTCATCTGGGAACTTAATAAGATCTTCTAAAGAAAATTCTAATATTAAATATTTGTGTGGAAAATCTGACATTCTTGCTATTTCATCTAAAAACGCATATTTTTTCTGTCCCAGATTCATGGCTAGTTCTTCTACGCACCCTTTGCGTTCTATACATAGTTTGTCTTCTAATCCCTGTATAGAATAATCTCCGGTATCTAGTTTTTTATCAATCATGCCAGCGCAAGTATTATGTGGCTTAAAATAATAGCCATCTTGCTCTCTGGTATCTTTGATCACTATAAATGATGGAGCTTGTTTATATGCCATTGACTATTTCCATAAATAAGGATTCGTAGTGATGTTCTTGGTTTTTGATAGACCTGTGACAGTTTGGACATAGGCTAATACCATTAGATATTTCATATCTTAATGATGAAGCGGTTGACCACTTTCTAATATGATGTACCTGTAATTTTTTGGTATACGTACATCCAGGCATTCTGCATTTATATCCATCGCGTTTTAATACGGCTTTTCTAAAAGTTTCGTATGCTGGGTCATTATAATTACGTTTCATAAAATATATATTTTATCTATTCGACATCGCCTTTTAATCTCTCTACATATTATTCTCATTTTTATTGAAGGATTTTGATGCAGAATGATGGTAATTAATTCATCCAACGCTAATCTACAAGCTTCATCTGGATCTGTAGCTGATATGAATACCGTTGGAAATGGTGCATTATATGATCTCAACGATAAATGTTTTATTCTGTTAAACACATTTGAGATGTCTAACATTATTCGATAATTTCTCATTTGTTCTATCGTCTATCATTAATGAAATTAAACTTTTTAGATCGTACTTTGGGGTCCATCCTAGCTTTGTTTGAGCTTTAGATGAATCACCTCTGAGATAATTCACTTCAGCTGGTCTATAAAATGCTGGATCAACCGTAACATATGGTGACCAATCAGATACACCAATATATCCAAATGCATGATTTAAGAACTCTCTAATTGTATATGTTTTACCCGTACATATCACATAATCATCTGGAGTTTCTTGCTGTAGCATAAGCCACATAGCCTCTACATAATCTCCAGCGTAACCCCAATCCCTAAAGGCGTCCAGATTTCCTAGTCTTAATTTTGGTCTATTTTGAGTTAAAGATTTAGAATATATCAGATCTCCATCGGATATTAAATCATCTGGACCAAGACCATTATTGTCGATCCATATTTTAAAATCTACAATCCAATTTGTGATCTTTTTGGTTACGAAGTTATCTCCGCGCCTTGGGCCTTCGTGGTTAAATAGAATTCCGGCACTTGCATGTAAGTTATATGCTTCTCTGTATAATCTCACGGCATAATGGGCAGCGCACTTTGATATAGCGTATGGGGATTGCGGTAAAAATCTAGTATTTTCATTTTGATATCTCTCGCCATCTACCCCAATATCATAAGAATCTCCAAACATTTCACTAGATGAAGCTTGATAAAATCGTGCTGGATATGCGTTTGAATCAATAATAGCCTGTAATATATTCATGCACCCTTTGCCAGTAATATCCCAAGTTAGTCCCGGCTGAGTAAAGGAAGTGCCTACGTGGGATTGGGCAGCTAAGTTGTAGATTTCATCTACATAGGCGTAATTCTGAAATACATGCAAAATGCTACTATAGTCCGTGATGTCACCCTCGACTAGCTTGAATCTACTATTATTTTTAAGGTGTTTTATTCTTTCTGAGGTATCTACGCTTGATCGTCGCGCAACACCTAAAACGTCATAACCCTTTTCTAATAAAAGGTCGGCTAAGTGGCTTCCATCCTGTCCCGTAATACCAAATATAATAGCGTTCATATTCTCTCCTGTGGTATGTTAGTCCTGCACTGTATCTGGCGTTAAGAACGGTTGATCGATTTGTCCATCTTCATATTTATGATAGGCGCTTAATCTTTGTTCTTCCTTCTTCATTGCCATCTTCATCTTTTCCATTTCTATACCATATTGTTTCATGGTTTCTGGATTTTGGATAAGAGTAGCGATCCAAGATGTAAAACTTTGTTTACTATCTTCTAGTCGCTTAATACGCTGCTCTCTAGTTCCCTTCATTTCTCTAAGCATAGCGGCTTTTTTTGTTTGAAGTTCACGATAATCGCGGTTAAGACTTTCTTGACTAGCACGCAGCGCCGCCATTTGTCTCTCCATATTCATAATATAATCTTGATCGCGCTGATCCTTGTCTACGGCGCGCTCATCACGAATTAATTTTTCAATAACGCTCATTTCCGATATGTTATCTTTATTACTTTTTAAACATCTATTCATAAGTATTTCTAACTTAATAACATCCACAACTTGAAGTTCTTCTGTGGGGAATACATCGTCTTTGAACTGTGCTATAATCCTAGTCCAGTGATATTTAAATAATTCTAGTTCTTCTAATGTGAATTGACTTTCTAACTCTTTCCAGTATGGGCGATCTTCTAACTCAAAGGCTACCTCTTCTTCTATAGAAAGCCCCTTTTTCAATTTTCGCTTAATGAACGCCTCTATAGACTCAACATCGCGGTCTAGCTTCTTAGCAATATCATCTGTAGTTAAGCTATCTAAACTAGCCGATATAAAGCGTATTTCCTCTTTAGAGAGTCTACCCTTCTTCATCGTTGTGGGCCTCCACTATTTCCTTTATTAATTCTATTACTTCTTCGCGTCTTTTCTTAGGAACATAAACGTCATTAATAAGTTTTAAGTAATCCGCCCTATAGGATGCTGGTAAATATTTATCTAATATATTTTGAATACTCTTAGCGTCTATAGCGTCATCTTGATCATAGTTGTAATGACTAATCGGAACAAAGTCTTCATCAGATAAACTTTTGGGTTTTAATATTTTTTTCTTTTCTTCTTCATCTTTTGAGTAATAATTATCTCTTATAAAATTTTTAAGGCGATTACTAAGATGAACTGATAAGAAATTCTCTAGGGGGCGATTGTTGTCATATCTATTAAGGGCGTCCATACATATAATAAAAGCCTCTTGTTTTATATCGTCAATGTCATATCCATTAAATGTATACTTGGGGGCGATGCGATTAACTACTATAGTAATTTGATCTATAATCTCTTGTTGGGTCATTTTCTTGGGAATTTTCATTCAGAGTCCTCATCAACATAAGATAATGTTTTCCATTTATTACCGTCATAAACTTTAAGGGTATTAGAGTCATTATCATAATATAAAGAACCCTTTTTAGCTTTTGGGTTAGAGGATGGAAGAAAATCTAGTATATCAACTTGGGCGCGTTTGCAAATAAGCTTGCTTGTTTTAAGAACTATCTGTTTAGAGAATTGACAAATAGAAGAGACTAAAGAATCTATAAAATTCTTATCTTCTAAAGATATAGAGCCAACATTGTCGCCAAGTCTTCCAACAAGTGAGTTTTCCTCAACAACAAATGAGTGGGGCTGAAAAGGATTAGCAGAAGTTATAATAGAGTTTTTATGTATTAAACACTCTGCATAAGTTATAGGAACAGTGGAATAAACTATTAAGTGATCACATTCTGTGCAATTAAATTTGGTGCAACCTCCAGAACAAATAGAGCTATTCTGGGAGTTTGAGCCGGTCGCTATTGGTATATGTCTTTTTAAGAAAGATTTATTATTTTGCTCAAAATAGTAACCAATTCCGCGCTCATACTTTATAACAGAATTATTTTTAACTTGTTCTAGGGCATAAAAGAATAGAACATCGGGGCCAAATGTGGATTTAAATGTGTGTTGGGGCGTTATATCTTTATTTTCGATAGCAAAGTATAGGGCTTGATTAACAAGCTTTAGCGGCTCAACTCCTAGTAATTCAATATTATCGTCTGAGCTAATGTTTCCTAGCTCAATTGCTGTTGTTAGACTCGTCTTGAGATTCATCCTTTTCCTCACCCTCGTCCTTTGATAGTATATCAGCTATGGGCTTATCGGGTTTGGATAAATCTTCAGCTATTGAGCTACGGAGAGCCGCAGTTGCCCTACAATCTAATTGTGATTCAATTGTTGTTTTCTTAATCATAATAAACTCCTTACTATAATATACACCAGAAGAAATAATTGCTGCTAGAAGGAGGCGATGAGGAAGGATTGGGTAATACATAATTAATATTTTTGGATATTGTGTATGAACCACCCCCGGTTTTTTCGGGCGGCTGAGAAAATCGAATTTATAAGATAAAACCCCCTAGAGTACCCATCTTACCATATATCCATTAGGGCGGGCCTCGTTCGTCGTAAACCCTTACGTACCATAGACTTACGATCAGTGTTCGTATATGAGTGTGTGTAGCAAATACTGTGCCAAAGAATTATAGAAATTATTTTGTTGTTTGGCATGAAACTATATTTGAAAAATCCAAAAAAATATGCTTGCAATTTCAAGAATCGCCCGTAGAATGTCGATATAAGAAGTAAGAGAGAAAGAAAGAGAGAAAGAAAATGCACGTTAACGATTTCATCGGTAGCCTCCCCAAGATTCAAGAAAGAAAAGTGTGGAAGGTTGTCGATAAGGATGGTACGATTGTTCAGTATGTTGGATCTACTGATAATCGGAAAACTACTGCACAGAAGTATATCGACCAGAAGTATCCCGATAGGGTTCTCAGTTTGACCTTCTCTCATTTTAGGGGTTTGATGACTGTAGGCCGATAAAGGTAAAGAAAGAAAAAGATATGAAAATCCCAAAAGAAAAGACGATTCGTGGAAAGATTCACGCCTACGCTTATAAGGTAGGATTTACTATCGTTAAAAACTTCGATGGTAGTTATAACATTTTCGACATTCGTATGAATTACTATACTCATAAGAATGTTAACATGAATACGGTTGTTCGTATTGTTATCGACGCTCTATATGCTATGGCATATCGTAAAACTGTAGCGATCTAATTCTTTTACATTGGAGAATGTAACATGATATACTGGAATGTAACAAATAACAGTAAGGATCGTTATAGCGTGTGGATGAATGGTAAAGTTATTGCGGAATATCTTACGTTTGATGATTGCTACTCTCTGGTAATGAAAATGGTCAAGGAGAATAACCATGTTGCTTGAAAATGCTATTCCTGTATATTCGTACACTTGGCTTTGTGATAAGATGGCTGATCGTGGGCGTGTTGCTATTCGCTATAATCTTAATGGAAATACTGCTACGATGCGTGGCATTATTAACGGTATTAGGCCAGAAGATGGTAGCGGTAACCACTGGCTTGTGACCGTTCACGACAACGGAACAAACGCTGAAGTATACGTGCGTACAGCGTAGCGGGATCCGCTCATAAGTCTTTGTGGCATAAGGACTTATGACATGCGGGGCGGGCAAAAATCGTCGTAAGTCTTTGATCCACAAGGACTTAGAGCAATCGCATAAAAAAGAAAAATATTTTGATTTAGGTCTTGACGGGCTATTGGTCGATATGTATAATAGGGACAACACAAGAGAAAAGGAAAGAAAATGAGCGTGAGTATTCAAGCGGTGAGGTTTGGCTACAATGGCAAGATTCGTCACGGAGTTGTGATGAAAGACTTCAAGGCCAAAAATGACAAGATGTGCTGGGTTGTCAAGTTGACGAATGGCGAAACCAAGACCTTCCATGTTGACAGGATTACGAGCATCAAGTATCTGTACTAGTGTACAGTATTGATTCTCTAAAAAATCTGTCTAGAATACACTCATAAGAAAGAAGAAAACAAATGACTATTCAAGTGCAAAACACGATTCGTCGCCTCGTTGCTCGCCACGGTTATTCGGCTACATTTGTTCAGCATATGGGCGAGGGTATCTATCTGTACAGTATTGGCGGAATCATGTACCGCATCCGTGGAGACGGTACTATTCTCTAGGTTGTCATAAGTCCTTATCGCATATAGACTTAGAGCGAATGAGGCGGGCAAAATTCGTCGTAAGTCCAATAATGACAAGGGTTTACGTCGAGTCTTTCCCAATGCCTAAAGGTAAGGCACACCCCACCGCTGGGAGAGTGACGCAAAATGCTACAAATATCGTTTTCGCGGCCAAAGTCACTAACGCAAAATGCTACGCACTGTTGCAAAATGCTACGCTCAAAATCTAGGCACAAAAAATGTCATAGCGTTTTTCCCGAGAAAAACAGCAAAAAAATATTTTCGACTTTGGCACGGGAAGTGCATTTATATATGGCATAAGAAAGAGAGAGTGAGAGATGAGAAATGAGATTTTTGTCAATTCGGATTGCTGCGGTGTTCAGATGACTCAGGCGTGTGCGGAAATTGGGATTTGTCCGCGATGCGGTGAGCATTGTGAAGCCGTTGTGGAAATTGTGCCGATCCCCGAGTAGGGGGGGTTGATTCAACAAAAAAATTGCATAAAATCCATCATCCAAAGGAGAAAGAAATGGCTACCAAGTTTAAGATTATCGAAGATGCCAAGCGTACCGCCCGTATGTGTTTTGTTGGTATCGCTATTCCCCATCAACCTCGTCTGGCCGATGGTGTGGTCGGGCCGATTCGTTCGGAAAAGATTTTGAAGTTCAATCGCAAGGCTTTGCGGAATATTGGCAAGGTCAAGACGATCAAGGTCGATTCCCGCATGTTGGGGGGTGAAGATACTATGATCGTGAAGGTTGGAAAGCCTGGAAGTAAAGAACGAGTGGAAGCCCTTATTTTGCAGTATGCAAATCTTGCAGAAAATGAAACGTCGCCTTTTGAGGATTGAAATATGATCGAAAACTGTACGCTTGTATATGATACTGTTCAAGACAAGGAAAGATACGTGAAAAATACATATGTACAGATGTATCCGCGAATCTATCTCCCTGTTTGGGTTGGGAATAGACGTATCTACTATGGCAAATCATGTGTTGTAAAGCGTTGTGGCGTAAGGACTTAGGGCGAGCGGGGCGGGCCGCGATTTTCATGCCATAGGAATATTTTTATTTTTGCCAGATTTTTCTATTGACTATTCAAGTATGGGTTGTAGAATACCGATATACCTAGTAGGGAGAAAAGAAAATGCTTGATGGATACCAGAAAATCTATAAGTTTGATAATGGGTTTGGGGCTAGTGTGGTTTCTCATAGTGGTTCGTATGGTGGAGAACGGGGTCTTTTTGAGATTGCTATTCTTGATAAGAATGGTGAAATTAGTTATGATACCTTTATTACTGGTGATGTAATTGGATGGCTTGATTTTGCTGGCGTGGCCGATATTCTGGAAAGAATTAAGAATCTTTCTTGACAAATGCCGATAAGCATATTAGACTATCACTATCACAAAGGAAAAGACAATGAATCACGCCGAAGCAATTAAGATGGTTCGTGGAAAGCGTAACGCTAAGCGTCGTAAGGTTGGTAATAATACCTATGCGGAAATCTTGTATGATGATACTGTAGCAATTAGGCTTCACAGTACAGACGTGGTTAAGATTCATCCTAATGGTCTGTATACCCTCAATAGTGGGGGCTGGCAGACTGTGACCACAAAGGATAGAATTAACCAGTATAGCCCGCGTCGAGTGTATCAGCGTAAATACGAATGGTTTGTTGATATTAACGGCAAGGAATATCCTTTTATGGATGGGATGGTTGTGGGATGATAACAATGGTAACGGTTAGTGTTGCGTTGTGGTTGTTAGTTATCTTTGGTGGATTTTGCTTGTGGGTCTTGCAAATGGGTTGCGAGTATGAAACATGGCAAAATGATGTTACCGTGGACGATCTTAAAGAATTAGATAAGGTATTCAAGAATGAAAACTAAGCATATTATTCTGTTTGCTTTTATGTTTGTTTGTGGGTGTGTTGTTACCTTTTGTGTGAATAACCATCATAAATCTACACCTATGGAGTTTTTGCCCGAAAACAACCTTGAGCCTCCCAAGGTAGAAATGCCAGAAACAGTATCGGTCTATGGTGATTCTGAATTAAAAACAATTTATATTACATATACTAATGATACTGGCAAAACCGTGGTAGAAAAACAACGTAGTTGCAAAGGTTGTCATTGGCGGTGTGAGCAATAGGGAGTAATAAC